TCAAGGCTGACTCTATGAACCTTGTCGACCAGCCTGCCCACAATCGTGAAATGGCTGCCCACGATGCCGTGAAACGCGTGCCCGAGATCGCGCGAAATCACTGCCCAGCTTCCGCGAAATACGCATGATCCGGATCAACAGATGCGCTCGCGCGGCGGGCTCAGTACAGCGAATGACGGGCCTGCGGTCTCGTCCTCGGGCGACAGCACGTCCTATATCAAAGCCCGCACGGCGCTGACCGTCTACCAGGCGCAGGAACGGCAGCTGTCGATCCAGAAGAAAAAGGGCGTGCTGGTAGATCGGGCGCGCGCTGAGACGCTGGTGTTTCGGCTGGCGCGTCAGGAGCGGGATCTTTGGGTCACCTGGCCCACACGTGTTGCGGCCCTCATAGCCGCACAATTGTCCGCAGAGATGGAGACAGCATCCGGCAAGGCGGTGATGATCGAGACTGCGATCCTGCAAAGGGTGCTAGAAACCCATGTCCGAGAGCAACTCGACGCCCTGGCCGACCTCAGGGTCGCGCTTGAATGATGAGGAGCGGTTTGGTGACAACCAAACGCAAAGGTCTGGGGGACCTTTGCGAGCGACGAACGGCCCGAGTGACAACGAGGGGCGACCAACATCTGATCTGACCGAAGGCCTCGACCTCGCCTTTGACGGTGCCGAGGAAGTCCTGCGCGCTTGGCGCCGGGGGATGCGGCCCGACCCAGACCTGACAGTTTCGGAATGGGCCGATAAGCATCGCAAGCTGTCCTCGCGCGCCTCTGCTGAACCCGGGCAATACCGAACGGCCCGCACACCCTATCTGCGCGCCATTATGGATGCGCTGTCGCCAAACAATCCGGCACAACGGATCAGCTTCATGAAGGCCGCCCAGGTCGGGGCCACGGAAGCCGGCAACAACTGGATCGGCTTTGTGATCCATCATGCACCCGGCCCGATGCTCGCGGTGCTGCCCACAGTCGAGATGGCAAAGCGCACTTCGCGCGGCCGGATCGACCCGCTGATCGAGGATAGCCCGGCGCTGAAAGAACGCGTGCAGCCAGCACGGTCGCGAGATGCGGGCAATTCGATGCTGTCCAAGGAGTTTCCGGGCGGGATCTTAGTGCTGACAGGCGCTAACTCGGCCACAGGGCTACGCTCGATGCCGGCGCGTTATGTGTTTCTCGATGAGGTCGATGCTTATCCAGCTTCGGCTGACGAGGAAGGTGATCCGGTGAGTTTGGCCGAGGCGCGGACTACGACCTTTGCCCATCGGCGTAAGGTGTTCATGGTCTCGACGCCAACGATCCGAGGGCTAAGCCGGATTGAACGAGAGTTCGAGGTCAGTGATCAGCGGCGGTACTTCGTGCCCTGTCCACATTGCGGGCATATGCAATGGCTGCAGTTTGAACGGCTGCGCTGGGAAAAGGGGCGGCCGGAAACCGCAGCTTATGACTGCGAGGGATGCGAAGCTTCAATTGCGGAGCATCACAAGACAGACATGTTGGCGCGTGGGGAATGGCGGGCGACGACAACCAGTGCAGATCCCAATGCCATCGGGTTCCACCTCTCGGCGCTCTATTCGCCGATCGGCTGGAAGAGCTGGGAGCAGATCGCGCGGGACTGGCTAGCAGCGCAAGGCTCAGACGAGATGCTGCGCGCCGCGCGCAACACGCTTCTGGGCGAGACCTGGGTTGAAAGCGGCGATGCGCCTGAATGGCAGCGACTGGCGGATCGGCGTGAGGTGTTTGCCGCTCAGGTGCCCGTGGGCGGGTTGTTCCTGACCGCCGGTGCTGACGTGCAGAAAGACCGCATCGAGGTCGATGTTTGGGCTTGGGGTCGTGGGTTGGAAAGTTGGCTTGTCGATCACATCGTCATTCCGGGTGGCCCTAGCGATCCCGCCTGTTGGCAGGCGCTGACGGACCTGCTTAACCGAACTTGGGTGCATGAAAACGGCGCCGTGATGCCACTGGCCAAGCTGGCCATCGATACCGGCTATGAGACCTCTGCGGTCTATGCCTGGGCAAGGGCGCAGGGCATTGCTCAGGTGGCACCGGTCAAAGGCCTGGAAGGATTCAACAGGGCGACCCCGGTGTCGGGGCCAACTTTTGTCGACGCGACCGTGAATGGGCGGAAGCTCAAGCGTGGGGCGCGGCTCTGGACGGTGGCTACGGCCACCTTCAAGGCGGAAACGTATCGCTATCTGCGGATAGAGCGGCCATCCGAGCCAGAGGCGGCGGTACCGGCTGGAATGATCCACCTGCCCGACTGGGCCGACAGCGAATGGCTAAAGCAGCTCGTGGCCGAGCAATTGGTGACGATCCGCAATAAGCGCGGCTATGCCCGCCAGGAATGGCAAAAGATGCGCGAGCGGAACGAGGCGCTCGACACAAGGGTCTATGCGCGGGCCGCAGCGTGGATCCTCGGGGCCGATCGCTTCGACGAGCGGATGTGGCGGCAGTTGGAGAAGCAGGCGGGCGTGGAAACGACTGTCATAGCCCAGGGTACTGAGCCCGAGAAACCGGCCGAACCTCAGGCGGGGCGGATCGCATCGCCCCGGCGGCGCGGCTGGAAGATCAGCACGCCCAAATACATGGAATGATGAATGAACCTCGACGAGTTGAAGCTCCGCCACGACGCGCTCTTGGCCGCGCGCTATAGCGGCACGCGGTCTGTCAGCTATGACGGCAAGACCGTCAATTACGGTACGGATGCCGAACTGGCCGCTGCCATAGGTGATGTCGAACGTCGCATTGCCAAACTTGAGCGTGGCGCTGGGCGCGTGTTGCGTCCCTTTGCCATCAAGGACCTGTGATGAACTGGCGACAGCGTCTCGGCGCATTCATCGGCGGCTTCGATGCGGGCCAGCATCATCGCCGATTGCGCGGGTTCCAAGCAACGCACGCGCATGTCAACGCGCTGATCGCTGCCTCGGGACCAGACATCACCGCCCGTGCCCGCTGGCTTGTCCGCAACAATGGCTATGCAGTGAATGCAGTCGAAAGCTGGGCGGCGAATACCGTCGGCGACGGGATCAAGCCGATCTCGAAGCTGGCCGATGCCGCCCGGAAAGAAGAGCTGCAGCGGCTCTGGCTCGCCTGGACCGATGAGGCCGACGCCGAAGGGCTGACGGATTTCTACGGGCTGCAGCGCCGCGCCGCGCGCGAGGTGTTCCTAGCGGGCGAAGTGTTCCTGCGGATCAGGCCCCGGCGGGTCGAAGATGCGCTGACGGTGCCGCTCCAACTGCAGATGTTGCCTTCGGAGATGCTGCCGCTGCATGAAACGGGCGTAGCGCGGAATGGCAATGCCATCCGTCAGGGGATCGAGTTCGATCGGATCGGGCGGCGTGTGGCCTATCACTTCCTGCGCCGCCATCCGGGCGACAGCACCGATCCAGGGCTCTCAGGCGAGATTGTCCGCGTGCCCGCCAGCGAGGTCATCCACGTAATCGACCCAGTGGAAGGCGGCCAGCTGCGCGGCGTCTCAAAACTGGCCCCGGCCATCGTGAAGCTGTTCCTCTTGGATCAATATGACGACGCTGAGCTCGATCGGAAAAAGGTCGCCGCGATGTACGCGATGTTCGTAACCTCGCCCGCCCCGGAAAACCCGCTCGCCCCCTTGGACGACGAGGAGATGCCCGCAGGCGTCGAGATCAGCCCGGGCCAGATCGTCCGGCTGGATCCCGGCGAGGATGTGACCGTGGGCCAGCCGGCAGACAGCGGCGCGACCTATGAACCGTTCCAGTATCGGACGCTCCTGCAGATCTCGGCAGCACTTGGCATCCCCTACCCCTACCTCGCCAATGACATGGTGAAGGGGAACTTCTCTAACTCGCGCCTGGCTCTGATCGAGTTCCGCCGTCGGGTTTCGGCCTGGCAGCATTCCGTGATGGTCTACCAACTCTGCCGCCCGGTCTATGCACGCTGGCTGGATCTGGCGGTACTGTCCGGCGCGCTGGCCTTGCCCGGCTATGAGGCCGATCGTCCCCGCATGCTCGCGGCCGACTGGCTCCCCACGAAATGGGACTGGGTCGATCCGTTGAAAGACGCCAATGCCGAAATCGCGCAGATCGAGGCGGGGCTCAAATCCCGAACGCAGGCCATCGCCGAGCGCGGCTACGACGCCGAGCAGGTCGATCGTGAGATTGCCGCTGAGCGCGACCGCGAGCGCGTGCTGGGTCTCGATTTTCGCCGGCCGGGATCGCCGGCGCAAGGGGTACAGGCTGTTCCGACCGAGGACGATGGGGCTGGACCAAACAATGAGACTGATGACGCGGAAAACAGCCCGCGTCCTGACGAGGACCAACCCTGATGCTCCACGCCCGCATTGCCGCACGCGCCTTCAACACACCGCTCCTAGTAGAACCCTCTAAGGCCTTGGCGTTTCTGTCAGGGCTTGGACCGCGCATACTGGGGCAGCACGTTGAGACGGTGGACAGCGACGGAGCCTTAGATGGCGCCGCATATCTCCCCGCCCGGGCCAGCATACTCGCTGGGAACCTGACCGAGCGCCTGCAGCAACATGGCAATACGCCCTACCCGGTTGTAGACGGCATCGCCGTGATCGAGATTGCCGGCGTGCTGATCCATCGCGGGGGATGGATCGGACAGTCATCCGGCCAGACCAGCTATGAGGGGATCGCGGCGCAAATTGAGGCAGCCGCGCGCGATCCGTCCGTGCGCGCTGTGGCGCTTGAGATCGACAGCTTCGGCGGAGAGGTGGCGGGCGTCTTCGACCTCGCCGATCGCATTCGTGCGATCCGAGGTACAAAGCCCGTCTGGGCCTTCGTCGCAGAACATGCCTTCTCTGCAGGCTATGCGCTGGCCTCCCAGGCCGATCGCATCCTTTTACCGCGCACCGGCGCCGTCGGCAGTATCGGTGTGGTGGTGATGCATGCCGATCTGAGCGGCCAGTTGGATCAGGATGGCGTACAGGTGACGATGATCCATTCTGGCAACCATAAAGTTGATGCCAACCCTTATGAACCACTGCCCGAGCACGTACGTGACAACATCCAGCGAGAGATAGATGTTTTGCGATCTCTCTTTGCTGAGACCGCCGCAGCCGGCCGTGCTGGGCGGTTGAACCAGGAAGCTGCGCTGGCGACTGAGGCCGCGACATATCGCGGGACGGATGCCATCGCCGCAGGCCTTGCCGATGAGGTGATCGACCTCACCCGTGGCTTTGCCCGCTTCCGCAAGAGCCTTTCCGCCCCATCACCCACCGCGAGGTTACCCCGCGCGACCCAACCCCAACCAAAGGAGGCTGCAATGAGCACCAGAGCAGATACCACAGAGGCTAAAACTGAGGCCGCTGACACCGAAG